CAGTCTGGTAGGGAACAATCTTACCAGTTTTCAGTTCCCAAGCATAGATGATATCTGGTATTAACCACTGATCTACACGATAGCAATACTCCCAGTTCACAGGTTTAATGCAGTTCATCACAACAACCTGAAAGAATACTACCGTGTAGTTCCAGATGGTATACATCATTCGTTATCAGAGAAAGGTCCGAAACGACCACTGCTACCAGGTTTCCTATCTTCTAGCATATCAAAGATGGAATCTGTGGATGAGATATGGTCAATCTCTTTAATCAGATTAGCAATCTGAGAGCACACCAAGGGTCGTTCACCCCTAGCAGCAAATGCTAATGCGTTACGCAGAGAACTTGCTGCTTCATTCAAACTTTCTTGAACAGATTCAGACAGTGCCATCGGTTTCTTCCTCGTCAACGATCATTAGCTTACTGAGTTGTTCATCAATGTCAGAGATGACTTCACGAATCAAAGTGATCCGTTCAGGAACAAACTCTTCACCGTAACCTTTTTGTGCTTCGGTAAGACATTGAAGCATCCAATATGCTTGGATGGGTTTTACTTCAAGTGTAAGATTAGTAACTTCTTCAGACATTTTTTTCTACTCCATACTTATCAAATAGTTTACGAATGTTCTGGGTGATTCCCATACCACCAGTATAGGTTTCCAAAAGTTCTCCCTCTTCATCAATAATAATGAGGACAGGAGTAGCAGTTACACTATACTTCTTGGCAAGATCTAGATTCTCTTGAGGGATGGGGGTATCGGCAAAGTCATCAAGATAAACTTCTTCAATGATTTTTGTGCGATCATCTTTGAGAGCATTAAAATACTTTTTTACCAAACCACAAGGTCCACAAGACTCTTTTGTGAAAATGATAAACTTACTCACAGATCTCCCTCCTTGCGGTTTTCGGAGTAGTGAACATCAAACTCACCACCAGGATAACGAGACTTCAGTTTGTCAACATTCATCTCGATGATCTCTTCGGGGGAAACATCCAGTGCCATACATGCTTGCATGAAGTACCACATGATGTCACCCATCTCACGTTTCAGATGAAACAAATTCTCTTCGGTCGGTTCTTTACCCTGAAAGACAATCTTCTTTACAACCTCAGTGAATTCACCAGACTCAGCACACAGACCTACAGCAGCAGTAAGCATTCGCTCGGAAGGAAAACCCTGCCCCTCAAGTTCTTGAATACGATAGACAAACGCTTCGTGCTCTTTGCTTTGAACAGATGTGACTGCATTGACGAACTTAGCATACTTTAGAAAATCAATCATTTTATCAAACGGTAAATGGTTCTTGTTGTGTATCGGGCAAGTATTTGTCCCTGTCGTATTGTTGCTTCAGAAGATCGGGATGAGGTGCGTATAGTGGTCCTTCATAGTTTCCAGCAAAAACAACTTCATTAGTTGGAAGTGCTTTTGGCATTTCGATATCAACTACAGGACCCATAAGATGATTGGTGTTTTTGACATAAGAACGTCCACCAGGAAACATCTCCACAAGCATTTTAGCATCTTGCTCTGTTCCACAGTCAGCAATCTTTTTACCAGTAGCAGTCTCGATGACTGACCAGTATTCATCGGGTAGGTAGTTACTCAAAACTTCAACTTGGCAAATTTGTCTTTGAAAGGTGATTCCTCATTATTATATTCCTTATCGTCTCCACTGTCAAGAATGTCATTTTGAGCACTTTGCTCACAATCATAGAGACGCATCTTGGCACGGTCAATACCGACAACAAATCTCTTAAAGATTGTTGGATCATTGTATCGGTTCTTAAGTTGCTTCACCATTATCTGCCCCAGTCCCTCCAACTCTTCGGTTGAAATAAGGGCAAACATAAGATCAGCAGTAGCAGGGAGACCAAAGGATTCAGAAGTGTCAGTAAGGTCAACGTCACTGCTACTATAACCAGAACGAGTGGTCTGGGTGGCAGATACGATAGGGACCTGGGCTTCGACAGCCAACCCTCTAAGTTCTTCTGCAATAGACTTAATATAGCTATATGAATTGACAGAACCCATTTTGCTGTAACGGGAACTAGCACAAATATTGAGATAATCAATAAAGATAATGTCTGGCTTAAATGAACGTTTGAGTTGAAGTTCATTAAGTAGTGCTCTAAAATGTCCCTCATGTGCAGCAGCAGTGGGATACTCTTTAATTATAAGTGATCCCTGAGTTTTTTTAGAAAGGTTATTGACTTTATTCTCGAACATTTGCTTTGGAAGTTCACCAATGTCCTGAATGTTTACGTTCAGGAGATTAGCATCAATTCGTTCTGCAATTTTTTCCTCAGCCATTTCAAGCGTGATATAAAGTACATTCTTCCCCTGTAGTAGGGCGGAAGATGCGACATGGCACATAAAGAGACTCTTACCGACACCAGTGCCAGCCAGAGCAATGTTGAGAGTTTTATTCGGGAGACCACCTTTCGTAATCTTGTTGAAGAATTCGAGATCAAATGGAATCTTTTCTTCTGTCTGGTGGTAGAAATCGTAACGTTCTTCATAGTCCTCCAGGTAATCGTGACCGACGTTGTTATCAAAACAAACTGCTAGAGCATCCTGAAGGATTGCTGGGATAGCATCTCTATTCTTTTTCTCATCACCACCATCCGCAATGCGAATGGATTCCATCAGTGCCAGATAGATGGCACGATCCTTACACCACTTCTCTGTGGCATCAAGTAACCACTGTTGATTGATCTCTTCGTTCTCAAGACTATTAGAAACTTCTACGGTCTCAGAATATTCTTGCTGAGTTAGATCAGTTCTATCTTTGATTTCAATGCCAAGAATCTCCTTCGTTGGCATTTTATCGTACTTGGCAATAAAGTTGGCAATCTCTTCAAAGACTACCCTCTCAATCCTAGAATCAAAATAATCAGGCTCAATGAAGGGAAGAACCTTTCTAAGGAAGTCCTCATTGTAGATTAGATTAGTAAGGATTGTCCTTTCGATTCTGTCCTTCATAGGTAATGAAAATAACCACTGATAATGTATTTGTCCCCACTGACAGGAGGGAGTCCTGAATGGGGAAATAACCACAAGGGTGGGAATACTACCATTCTACCACTCTTCGGTTTGATGTGATTCATATCACCATTATATCCTGTAAAAAGAGTTTCACCACCCTCTTCAACATCATTCAGATATGTGAAGAAAGCAAGATATCTTTTAGAAGACTTATGATCAGCAACATCAACATGCTCATCAAACCGATCTTTTCCGCCAGGAGTATACTTTTTGATACGAAACATTTCCCATGAATGTTTCTCTGGTAGAAACTTAATCTTCAAATCATCAACATACTTTTTGGTATGTTCTTTACATGCGTCAGCAAGTTCTTTTGAGAACGGATGCGATGCTCCTAAGTTCTTAGTCAGATTATACTGCGTGAAAGTAGGAAGTCCCCCATGATCTACAGGATCATGGAAGACTTTGTTTGCTTCAAAGAAACTAATCAGTTTCTTACAGAACTCTGGGTCTAGGGCATCGTCATATACTCTGACGTAATCAGACAGAAGCTCCATAGGAGAACTCCTGTTGTGCCGTTTCGTCTAGTGCTTGAAGGACTTCTGGAGTGAAATACTTTTCGGGTTCTGCGAGAATCTGTTTAGCATAGAGTTTTTTACCATCGATTTCGTATCGACCTGCGACGTTCTTCCAGAGACCGCCAATCTCACCGAGTTCAAGAAGACCATAATAACGATCAAGACCACGCTCGTCGTAAAACAGACGTACCGTAACATCCTTATTCTCCTTACTCAGACGTGACTTAGCAGTCTTTGCTTTGATAATGTTTCCAACGACTGCTGTTCCATCTTTCTCCTTCTTCTTTGAGAGGTAAATGATTGTGCTAGCAGCATACTTAAGACCACTACCACCACCCATCTCTTTTGTAGGAACGTAAGCACCAATAACATCGTAGGTATGATTAGTAACGATCATGGGGATGTTTGCTTGACCCAGTTTGAGGGTGAGCATACGGAATGCACCTTTGACCAGTTGAGATTTGGTCATGTCACGAACCTGTTTGTCGTTTAGTGCATCCGTAATTTCTTTCTCAGTGGAAAGCATACCCAAAGAGTCTAATACAAACATGCAGGGTTTGCGTTCATCTTCAGGTTTTTTTAAGTATATATCTACTGCCTTGAGTGCCTTACCACGGAACTCTTCAATCGTCACAACGTTTACTACAACAACTCGGGTAAGATCAATACCCCTAGATTCAAGTAAGGACTTGTTAACGGCAGCCTCAGTATCAAAGTAGAGACAATAACCATCGGGGTTAGAATCAAGAAAATTCTTAACCACAGCGAGAGAAAAGAAAGTCTTTCCAGTACTAGACTCTCCAGCAATAGCAGTAATCTTATTGCGAGATACACCACCAAATACACTACCTGAAACGAGTGCATTAAAAATGTACGAACCTGTGTCAACAAATTCTTCATTCTCTTCAATGTCTGCTGCTAATTTGGTGTAGTCATCACCAATCTCCTTTACAATGTCTTTCAAAAAATCCATCAGGCTACCATTCCGTATTGTTCACGAAGAATCTTTTTGTAAGGGAGTTCTTGCTCACGCAGTTCCTTTACAAGTTTCAATTTTTGATACAAAGCAGTATCACCACCAAGATGCATTGCACTAACAATAGTTGCAAGTTCTTTATCGTCAATAGGCAAATCCATCAATGCCACCTCAGTGTCTGAAGGTATTCTAGCACATTATCACGAACATCCATAAGTTCATGATAACACTTTTGATTATGGGCACACTGCCTTAAATCACTGTCTGGTTTGAGTACAGATTCCACAAAAAGATCTAGACCTCTATTCCATTTCTGTTGTTTTGATTCCCCATCAGGAATCGCATTTTGATCCTTCATTGTTGCACCTTAATAGTGTGAATACCACTGCTGAACTCAGCAGAAATCATATTGAAAGAAATACTAATCCTGTCCCCAACAGGTTCGGCATTATATCCATGAGGAAGATGACTATTCCATAACAAAAGATCACCAGACTCTGGGGTAACCTCCCAGGCAGGAAAAGAGAACTCTGTCAGGTTCTCATAATCTTTTTGGATTTGAAAATATGGAAAGGGCATAGTATCCAAAAGAAACTGTTTCTGGAAAGCAATAGGAGCATTGCCAGAAATAAACTTAGGATAGTACGTTCCAGATATAATACAGTTTGAGTGATTGTGTCTGTATTGAAAACCACCTCTGTCACAAAGGTTGATCCAAGAATCTAAGAGAATAAAATTCTGATACTTGTATGATACAACATCTTTGGCAAAAGTATTGGCAGACTCCACGATAAAATCATGAAGACCTTTGAACTCTGATTTTTTCAGGACATCATTTTGCCACCAAGATCTACCATCTTGATACCCATCAGCTTTAGTAGATTCAATAATCTTTCTAACGTTCTTTAAAACCTTTAGATTATCGTCGTATTTAAATACAGATACTGGTTCAGGAAATATAGAGTAGGTTTTCATAAAAAGAACATCTCAAGGTTTGCGGTTTTCTCAACGTTCCATCCAATAACATCAAGAATGATTTTAAGGGGATCTAGAAAAGACTTTTCAAACTGCAGATCATAGTCAACATACTTAGTCAAATCCAGTTCTTTTGGGAAATCCTGAATGAAGGAAATCACATTCTCATGAATGGGATTTGGACTCGTCAAATAGCAGAACTTAATCTTTTCTCCATTATCAATCAAAGAATATTTATTGGTGAGTTTCCTATCTTTAATAAGGTGATTGAAGAGAAGAGCACCACGGACATGAATGGGTGTTCCCTTCATATAGATGCTATTACTACTCTTGTATTTCTGCACGTCGGATGCTGTCCTTGGGAAGGAAACACCCTCGGGAGGAAGTGACTTAAACTTACTGCGACAGTTGTCGATGTAAGTAATAATGTCATCTTCTGTGCCGTCATCATCAACTTTAGAGCACCCTTAATCATATCACGGCAAGCCGCAGGTGTCGATGACTTAACTGCCTCAATACCCATAATCTTAAGTTTTGGTTCAGAATACTGAACACCCTCACTGTTCCATACGTTGAGAATATACCGTTTCTTGGCAGTCCAGATGCCACGGTCGGCAATATTCTCACGCTTCATCTGCATCTTCTGATCATACGCATTAACGTAAGTTGCCAACGTCTGGTAACTCTTGTCAATGAACGGCTCAATTTGATCTTGGCAAGCTTTATCGAGAAACTCAACGACCTTCCCTTTATCAGATACTCCGTCAGGAAAGATACGGTCAACAAGAGGACCAAGATGTAGATAAATTGAATCAGTATCAGAAGCGATAACGTAATCATTGTTATCTGTTTTGAGAATCTTATTTAGGTACTCGTTCATCCGATTCTCAATCCAACGAATGGAGACTTGACCACTCAAGGTGATTGCTTCTGCGTTAGCAAGCTTGTAATACCTGAAGTATTGGTTACCGATGGCACCATAAGCAGAGTTAAGAGCAATCTTTTTTGCCATCTGAATATTGTTACATCTCGCAATCTCTTTCTTGAGTGCGTCGGTAGGAGTTTTCTCATACTCCTGCTTTGCTTTAAGCATCCGTTTCTTGAAGATGACACGTTCCCCATACATCTTATCCATCAGTTCTGGAAGGAACCCACGCACGTCCTTACGGTACATAGCACCGTTAGCACAGACGGCATAATCCTTGTGCATCTCGAAGTTAATCTCTTCCTTCAGGATCCTTTCAACAGATGCAGTGGGATGCCGTTCCTCAAGGAGGGTTTCTGGCGAGATGTTGTACTGCATAATAGGTGAGGGTACAGACTATTAAGGTCAAAAGACACAACCCAATCATACTTTCCAGGAATCGGTTCCTTGACGTATGCTCCTGCATATTTGTCACTCTTAGATGAATCCTTTTTGGGGGGAATGACAATGTTATTCTTCTTCAGATAGTTATAAATGATCGTGTCCCACATCCTTACCTGATAGAACACATCGTTATAGTTCACCTTAGCATCATATGCCATGGTGATAGCAAGTTCAATCAGTTTCATCTTGTCTTCCAGACGGTCAACAAGTTCTACGTCAATGATGTTGTATTCTACAAACTTCTGCCACCCATT